TTTTTATAGGAATTCTAGGAGTAGTTTTCCGATTAACTGTCTTAGTTCACCAAGAGTAAGCCGCTCTGAAACATTGAAATACCTTCAGGAGATTTCTCTAATTGTAGTTTACTTGTTGGCCAAGGATAAGGCCCTGAGACTTTATGTTTCAGCCCCCTGTCGCACCCCAACGTATAAGTATTTCTGCAATTGGTATTTTAGTGCGGATTAGCCACACTGCTGTATGCGGGACTGTAGACCTTAATTTCTTACTCACCCCCCCAAAGTCTCGTTTAACGAGCAAATCTGGCCATCCGGCCCGTATGTGTGAGAGTCACGATCTAACCTGAACGATATCAGATTAACACACATTAATGCAACTACCCTGTAAGTGCGTTTGAGAACATGGAAGTAACTCAAATGTATCAACTTTGCTAGCTCACCCTAGCACACGCGCCGACGTGCCACTAAACTGTAGGAATTCGACACTCCTACGGGCGGTTCTCTAAGCTACGTTCGATTCTGACCTCATTTCTGTGAGGATACCACTGAGGCTAGAACCCTCAGCAGCATATTAGGACTAGCAATTATCTGGATCAGGCCCGGGAGAGCAAAGTAGCTTTGAATAACTCCTCTCCTTGGACGTATTGGGATTTCGTCCCCCAACCTGTGAACGATATTTGTTAATACCGGTATGCTGTAAAAGATTTGGTGATGCAACGTATGGGGCAGGACTCCCATGCGTTTACGCAGTGACAAATCGAAAAACGGTAAAGAATGAACACGCGCCACCATATACCATGTATTGCCCCAATTACCTTATTAATGTTTTTGATCGTCCAGAGCCCACAGAAATAGTGGGAGTAGACTATAACAACCTTGTTTGTTGTGGTCTAAGTCATCTACGAAGGCAGCCACCACCAATGCCTTCGAGGCAGGTCGCCACTCCATGGGTTCCACCCCTCCAAACCTTCAAGGAACAGCTCCTAGAAGCTGTGGAGAAAATAAACCCCGTGAAGTTGCGTGATGTGGTACCTCACGTCGTGATAGGTACTGATGTAGAGCCGGATCTCTCCTATATGTTAGAGAGAGTAGAGAGGTCCGTGAAGGAAGTGAAGAAACGGCATAGGAATGGAGTTAGGAGCTTAGTGCACCACGATGGATATTTTCATCAGTCGCGCAAGAACCCCCTAAAGAACAAGAGAGTCACGATGTCAAGGAATGAATTTATGGCTATCAGTGACTTCTTTAGGAACCAAGATGCTCAAGACTTCCAGGAGGAAATCGGTTTCTCTAAGAGACCCCCCATCCTGCTGAGTGAGTTTATTGATGCGCAAGAAGCTCCTACTTTCGTTAACAACGGGTTGTTTCACGCCCGTTTCGACATTTTACACCAAAGTGTCGTTAGAAAGTTCAAACAAGACATGGACACCATCTCCCAGGAAGCATATAGGGAACTCAAATTGCAAAAAGACTTTGTACATTACTTTGACGTTATATTACCTCAGTTAGAAGATTTGTATTGGAGCTTCGATTGTAAATTCAGACCATCCCTTATCAAGGCGCTCCTTAAGGTCCACCCCTCGTATTTCAGCAATTTTATAACCCACTTTAATATTATTGATAGCACCATTAGAGGTAAGAAGTGCAAATTGACAGCTTCTCTTCAAAAATTTAACGCTAAAAAACTACAAGAAATCTACAAACAGTATCTCGACGATAGTCCTCCCAGGGATGCTGCGAGTGGTGAAGATAGTTATGACGAGCAGATCTTTGAAGTAGTAGATAGGTTTTCTAAGATGTGCACAACTATAGACGCAACATCACAGGAATTCAATTCATCAATACCAGTGTTTAAAGATAATTTCGAAAAGCTACAAAAAAGTGCAGACAGTGCGAGTACCAAAGTAGTAGAGTCACTAGGTAAAATAGATAACATGCATGAAACAGTAAGAGACTTCTTTAAGAACATAGAAGCGACTAGAGAAGATAGTATTTTATTCAAAATCAAGAACAATCTAGCAGTAATACTCCCAAATGTTTATAATCTATTTACTAATACAGACAAGCAGTCATTTATAGTTAGCCTAGTTTCAATCTGCTCCGTCCTGGGCTTCACAGACAAGCTCATTACTAAAGTTCAATCCCTGTTCTCTGGTATGCAGGAACAAAGTCATGTGAAATTATTAGCCCTGTTGTCAGCCATCCTGGGTGACTACTCTCCAATCAAGCTCATGACAAATTTCTCCACCTTTACTTTCGTTAGGGAAGTGGAGGCAGTTGAGAAACTGAAGAAAATTATTGATGAGATAGCATGTGAATTAGGTATCTATACGACAGATGCGTATAAGCTTGCTAAATTAGTTAAAGACGATCTAGCTGTCGTAGTCCCATTAATCCCTAGATATCAAGCGATGCTCCAGGTTAACCCCAGGAAGTTCATCTTACCCAAAGTGTTTAAGGAGTACTCAGACTTCTACGCAAAAGTGGAGAAATTACGCGAAACAAATCTGACCTCTAAATTAGATGCAGACTTAAATTCTAAAATTTCCGCTATCGTCAAGGAAGCTAAAGCAGTTAATGACCAAGTCACCTCTATCCGATTAGGTGAAGCCATTAGGCAGGAACCAGTAGCCTTGTGCTTCTTAGGTGCCCCAGGAGTGGGAAAATCGAAACTATCCAACGCCCTTGTTACCCATAAACTAAAAGCAAGATTCGTACAACGCATGCTCCATCATGAACCGGAATGGGTTGAAAATGACATTCGAGATTGGTCTTTGTGGGCAGAAAATTTTCAGGAAAATAGTAACTATGCCGATGGTTATATAGGACAAGAAATTCACACAGCAGATGACGTGTTTCAATCAGCCTCAGACAACGACCATCAACGCTATATTAACTATGTTTCCCCTCAGAAATTCCTCACAGTACAAGCCGACTTATCAGCCAAAGGAAGACCTTATAATGCAAAGCTACTAGTGGCAACATCCAACCAGTTCCCAACGACCAGCAAAACAGTCAAAAGTGTGCAAGCCCTCCAGAGAAGATTTGCAGTTATTAACGTAGTTAAGATAGGACCATGCACAACGGACTTCGACGCTAACTTTAGTCACCTCTCATTTGAGGTTTACAAAGACGGCAGAGATTACGTAAAGCGAAGTAACATGGTTAACATGACTCTGGATGAGCTAGTTGATTTCATTCTAGAGAGGATTCTGTTTAAGTATAGATCGTACGTTCAGGAGCGTGAATTTATCGAACAGATGAGAGATGTATCATATCAGGACCTGTTAATATCAGCATCAAAGCTTTCTAGGGTACACTCAGACATTACAAACTGGTCTAACTACCACAATCACGATAGGTATAATTCCCCTTTGCAAAGATCACTATTCAAACAGATTAGACTAATGAAAGTTAAAGTAGTAGATAAAATGTTCCTGTACACCGACCTCATGGCCCTTTACCCCGAGTACTGCAATATTGCCTACTTTCTGAAATGCCTAGACTCTGGATCCCTGTATATGTCAGATAACACAAGAGCATGCCTAGATGTTTTGCTCAAAAAGGGATTCTATAGCACCTTCAATGTAGGTACTACGCGTTTTCTGTTCCAAGCAATTGGCAAAGACGTAGCAAGAGCCTCCGTTTCCCTGGATCCTAAGCAAGACGACCTAGATGATTACGAAGATGAGACAGGTGAAGAGGAGACGTGGTATTATTATTTCAGGAATAAATTAGCTAAATTAGGGAACTTTGTAATTCAACTATTTAACCTGGCAAAAACTAGCTTTTTCAAATTCGCCTCGCCTGTGCTGAACATCATAATTATGGCCACTAGCTTCATATCTGATTTCCTTGAAGCAAACCCAACCCTAAAGAGCATAATTCAGACAATTCAAGACTGCGTAGAAATATTCAATAACATATACATCGTTGCTGCGTGCGGCATTGTTGTAGCTAAAGTTCTACATAACTTAGTATCCTATTTCCTACCAACTTGTAGTTCGTGCAGACAAGATCACCTCCAAATGAAAAGCAAAATTGCAGATGCTTGTAAGTTCTATTGCGGAAGCAACTATTTTTGTCATAGTGACCAGTGTAAATTATTCTCAAAGCTCGCTGATGAAGTGAAAATGCTAGTATGCTGCCGTGGGAAGTGCCCATATTCATGTTCACACGCCACAACTAAAGATCTCTACCGGTCCATTTTCGCCTTTAGGTCAATGCTAAGCGAAATATATCATGAAATACCCGAAGACTTTGAAAGTATGTTTGAGTATGACCGAAGAACGCGTAGATGGGTTGTCGAAGAGTCGTCAGATAATAGTATGAAGCGTACGAAGAAGCAGGCTGTAATAATAGAAGGATCTGACAACTCTCAGAAGAAAGTCAAGAAAACACAAGTGAATTTTGAAGCTTCCGATAATTCTATGCGAACTAAGAAGAAGGATATTATCGATCTGGAATCTTCTGATAACTCGTGTAAAACTAAACCTAAGACCCAAATTGACTTCGAATCCTCATCCGAGTCCGTTAAAACGAAACCCAAAACCCCAATTGTGTTTGAAGAGTCTCAAGCAGTAGAGGAAGGATGTGCCGATCCCCAATTACTCAACGTTATGGATTGTGTTGACAAAATACAAGTGAGGGTGTATAGAAACATCCACCCAGACGAAGCCCCCAAGTGTAACATGTGGGGGTTAGGGTACAAAAATTTTGTAATAACACCTTATCATATCTATAGCAGTTCTATTAACGACTACTGGTTCGAAGGCATTGACAACAACACCAAGAAAAAGCGGTTTTATACTATGACACCCGAACGAGGGCTACCTAAGCGAGACCTAGCATTATTTAGGATAAGTAAGCAAGCCCCCCCATTCAAAGAAACCTTACATTCACACATAATGACCAATGAGGGGCTCAAAAAACATGGCACCTCCGGGACCGGTGTCATTCGCATTAGCAACCAAGAGAAAACTAGTTATACACAACTCCCCGTGGGTATTTCCCTCAAACTCAACCCTAGAATCAAAGTCAGCGGAAACCTACGCGACTATGAAGAACTTATGTATTGCAACGGCATGCGGACTTTCTTCACTACACAATCAGGAGATTGCGGATCAGCCCTATATCTCTTCAATCCCGAAAGCAGCAGAAAACTCATAGGATTCCATGTTCTAGGTGCTAGCGCAGAGGGTTTCTCTGCGATTATCACAACCGAAATTCTGAGGCAGCTATTTGAAGGGGACAATCTCACTCTAGAAGAAGAAGGGTCGTTCAGCGATCCAATCCCGCACATGATAGAATCGACTGCCAAGTACCCCATTATGGACACGTTTAATCTCGTACCATATCTCAAGACAAAACCAAAGTACGAAGGAAATGAAGAGATTGAGTACATTGGAGAGTATACAGTCAAACAGACCCCCGCCACTAAATCTCAGATTAAAGAACATCGCCTTCACGGAGTTTTCCCCACGACCCAAGTTCCCGCTGTGCTAAAGGACGCAGAAGTTGAAGACAATAGCAAATTATTAGAAAATAACTACGGAGTTCCCTCTATCCTCAACACACAACTAATGAAGTATAAGAACACCCTGCCTACTAGTAACAAAATTCAAACTCGGCTGGCTACCATGAAGGCTCAACTGTCCCATCACTTTTCTAAAGTTTTGAGAGACAAAGACTTGACCCCAATGACAGACAACGAAATCCTTTCTGGAACTAAACACGACTATTCGAACGGCTTAGACATGAGAACGACACCTGGACTACCCTACACGCACGAACTTAACCTTACTAAGAAAGCACACCTAACCAAATTTAATGGCGACACAGAACAGTTCGAGTTTATTGATTCTCCGGAAGTTCAGCAAGTCTTGGGCTATTGCGCCCTTAAGGAGCGGTATGCCCGTAAAGGTTACAGGACGTTATCAGTCTGGAAGAATTGTCTAAAGGATGAAACCCGCCCAATTGAGAAAGTTAAAGTTGGAAAGACACGACTGTTCACTGCTGCCCCCTTTGAAACGGTTTACCTAGCGAGAAAGTTCTTTGGCAAATTCAAGGATGAATGGCAGCGAGAAAGAGCCTCCCTCTTTCATAGCGTAGGAGTTAATGCAGTATCACCAGACTGGACTAATCTAGCGCATTCCCTGCTGAGAAAAGGTGAAGACTTCTCGGATGCGGACTTTGGTAGCTTCGACGGCAACCTTCGAGCGGATTTCATGGAAGCAGCAGGAGATATCGTAATAAACACAATCACCAACATCACCGACCTCCATGAGAATGAGCAAGTAATGAGAATAATCTGGTCTGAATTTGTAGAGACGCTTCACGTCTCCGAAAGTTGTGTCCACCTTATAAAGCATGGGAACCCTTCAGGAAACCCAATGACAACAGTCTTAAACTGTATAGTCAACCTTCTCTATCATTGGTATGCGTACATCGAGATAACCGGAAACTCATCATTGAACCATTTCAGCAACAACGTAGGATTCACCTGTTTCGGCGATGATGTCGTGTTCTGTTCCAACGAAGTCAAGACTGGGTACACCTTTAATGCTGTTGCCCAAGTTATGGCTGAATTAGGACAAGAATACACCACTGCTCAGAAAGATGCTTCGAATAAGACCGCACGTCGCATTGGTGAAATATCCTTCCTCAAAAGATCGTTCAAACAGAAAGGTAACGTATACCTAGCACCCCTAGATCGTGCCAGTATAGAACAACAATTCAACTACACCCACTTAGGCCAGGGCGATCTTTTTGAGATCGCGCAACAAATCACTGAAGCATGTATTGAAGCTTGTATCCACGGAAAC